TCATCATACCTAGCCAACTTCTTCTGTTTAAGCTGAGTGTCTGCCCCTTTAGACATAAAGTTCATGCCCACTTCTTTAGCCTTTAAAGCCTCATTCTGGTAGCCATTCTGTGCTAACTCAGTTGATACAGCTTCAAAGTATTCAGGTGTACCAAATTTGAATTTCTGATTTACCTTCTCTCGAATGTTCTTTATGTCATACGCTTTCTTAAGCTCAGGCACGATATTAGCGTTAGGCATTAAGGTTTGAGCCATATTACCCACAGCACCGCTTCTCATGTCAGCAGACCTGTTTTGACGTACTTGAGAACGTAAGTCATTTACTGCCCCCGCATTTTGCATACGAGGATTGTTCATCATGGCTTGCTCTCTGCCCTGTAAAGCCCTTTGCTGCATTACTTCTTCTGGTGTGTCAAATAAACTAGCCATTAATTACCACTCCCAAATATGTTTTGAAATAGTGACGTTCTTTGTGGTACACCCGTATTGTAACCAAGTCCAAAAGGTGTGTTTGCGTTATATCCGCTTATACCACTAAACGCTGTGTTAGCTGCGCTTGAGTTAGCCATTCCACCACCCATTCCACCAAAGATAGAGCCTGTGTTTGCGTAGTTGCTCATTCCCATTGTAGCCATGCTTTCAAGACCACCGCCAATGTCATTCCAAAACGACATGTCATCTGCCCAATCTTGTGTATCTGATTGATATTGTCCTTGTCTTTGAGCGTTAATAACGTTAGTCATTGCTCCCCAAGTCCCAACATCTCTTCCAGCTATATTTTCACCACTACCCATAAAGTTAGCGTAATTGCTAACAGCAGGTGCTTGTCTACCAAAGAGAAGGTTTTCTCTATTATAGGCACTGTCAAGGTTAGCCATAGCTGCCCTTGTTGCGTTTAAGTCCTGTTCTGCTGCACCCCTAGATAGAAGGTCTCTGCCTCCAGAGGTAGCCGTTAAGCCCCCTGTCATAGCCCCTACACGGTCAAATAGCCTGTTCTGTGATGCCATTCTTTCAGCACCGAGAAGCTTGTTGATCATCCCTTGACGTTCACCTGCAAAGTCCTGCACGTTGAAGTCTTGATACTGACTTTGAGTTGTATCAGCTAAGCCTCTATATCTATCAGCTATATCCTGGCCTGTACCCGTTAAGGTAGCTGTGCTAGTCCCTGTCTTTCCACTTGGGTCAAACATGAATTGTGTATTCCATAACGGCCCTTGAGTCTTTGCTGATTTAGCAGTCATAGACTCTAAAGTTGGTGCGTCTGGTCTATCACCACCAAACAAGCCTCCCAACAGTGACCCAAATAATTTAGGAGTCAGGAAGTTAATGTGCCACATTATTAACTGTTTAATCGGATTCATGTTGTAACCTCTGTGTGTATACTTCTAATTGTTTTTGGTTGTCTTTAACCATTTCGTTCCTGAAGGAGTCTATAGAAGCACCCGTCTGCCTTGCTTGTTGTGCATTCTCAATGAGTAATACTGGAAGCCATTCAACAGCACAACCCCAATTATTAATAGTCTCTTCTGTCTGAGGGTGTTTACCCATTACGTTTGTGTACCATTGGCAATCATGCTCGATACACGCCTTCTTTAATAGTGGACACTTTTTAGCCATTAATCTTTAGTCGCTATGATTACATCTAAGTAGGTTACTCTGAGGTCAATACCGTGTGTATGACCTGCCCCACCACCAGTAGAGCCTGTGTTTGCGTCAATAGCATAACCCTGTGCTGCTGCACCGCCTGTAGTTTCAATTTGATTAGTCCTAGCTGCGGCTGAGTGAGTATGCGCTGGCATCTCTGATATAGATAATGTATGAGAATCCGTAGCCGTAGTGCCAAAAGCTGTACTAAAAGCTACTGACCCACCACTAGATGCCGAACCTGAAACTACTCGTAACGCTTTGTCATCTACACTAGCTGTTACCTTAGTCCATCCAGTAGGTGCTGCTGTCTGCTGGAATAGCATCTTAGTTCCTGCCCCAAACGACAGTGATGTTGAGCCACTATCAGAGAGGTTTCCTGCCGCATCTAATAGTGCTACGTTACCCGCAGCAGATGGAACAACCTTGTCTGCTTTAGTTGCTGACATCGTTACAATATCATCAAACTCAGCATCTACTTCAGAACCTTTAATGAGTTTATTAGCGTTACCTGAGCTTAAGCCATCCTTAACACTAAAGTCATAATTACGAGCGAAATCTGTCATTGTTTTGTGCTTCCTCTTTCTAGTCTGCCTAACTTAATAAACACGGTTAATGTCTGTATGCAAAATCCTGCACCATTTATATTGCAGTCAATTCCTAATTGTATTCTTTCTCCGCTTCCTGCCATATTAGCGAAAGCATTCCTGTTTTCTGTATTACCAGACCACTCAGCAAGACCCCATTCTCCTAGTGACCATTGATCGCCATTAGAGACAGCGAGTGATTTTGTTCTTCGTGTCTCATTGTCTCTAAAGTCGTAACCCAAAACAAAGTCAATGTCGTACCCTATACCACCTTTAAACGAGCCGTATATCTTTTTAACCATCTTAATCCTGTTAGCTAACTCAGGGGAAACTTCTCCCATGTGCGTCCATGCAGATCTGTAGGTCATTAAGTAAGGTATGTTTTCAGCGTATGTCCCGTCAGTGTCTAAGCCCCATTCAGAATAGCCTGAGTAAGTGCCAACAGCACCTGCTTTAGCCGCATAAATAGTCCCGTCTCTTGACAAGGTTATTGAGTCAGCACCAAATCCACCACCCCATGTTGTGATTCTAGGAGGGATAAAGTTTATGTCATTGTCGCTAGGAAACGACTTCTTGAAGTCAAACACATAATAGTAGTTCCCTAATTTTAAAATATAGATACCGTCAACAGGGGAATAAGTTGACTTGATAGCTTCATCATTAGTTACACCAACAAGGTTTGATTGAACCTCAGCTATAACTTCGTTCCTGACGTTCACACTTAAGTCCTGTAAAGGTACTTTCTCTAGCTGAATCGTTCTACCTAAAGACCTCAAGCCTTGATAGGACAAGAATATAATGTCGTTACCAATGTTCTCAACCGTGTCTCTTGCAATACACCCAGTACCTACAACCTGATCAACAATCGTTAAGTTGCTAGGATCGCTGATATTGGAATATATCAAGGTATTGAATCTTGAAAAGATAACCAGGTTATTGTTAAATGTTGCGATAGCAGTAACTGAATCATCATTCCTGCCAAATATGGCTGTTGTGTCAATTAAGCCACCACCGTTAGTCGTTGAGAAGTCATAAGCCAACCCTAAAGCAGAATATCGTATCGTTGTTCTGTCTTCAGATAATATCCACACTCTACCGTAAGCAGACAGTATACACCGGCCCTTGGGGTAAGTTACTGTTGTCCAAGTTGCTGTGTTATCAGTTGTTGTTGCTCCGTTTACCGCAGACCATGTAGGTTCTGTCCCTGCCGTAGTCCCTGCTGTAGTACACACTAAATAGTAATCAGTGGTTGCCGATGCTACGGGTTTTACAATATCGCCTAAGACGTAAGCAGTAGCTGTTGCGTAATTGTTAGGTATTGTACTGTATAAAGTTACAAAGTTGCTCGTTCCGTCCCAGTGAACAGGATCTTCACCTTGAGAAGCACCTACTAATTTGCCGTCAAAGTTAGCAAACTGGAAATGGGTATCGGTAAAGGAAAGGCTTCCTGTGACATCTGTTAGAGTCGTTGTTCCGTGTCTGATTTCAGCATCACTATTGACACTAATCATGAAAGTCTGGGACGTACTCTTAACGTACTCAAACAAGGTGTCCATTGTAGGATTGCCTGATATTGGAGTCGTTGTGTCTTTCTTAAACGCCTTTCTAGCGCAAAGCCTACCAAACTCGTCAAATACACAGTTCTCAGCCTTAGCCGCCCATCTTGAATCAAGACCACCACTAACTGCCTCTGAGTTAAGCCCAAGGCGAGCAGGAAGGTCTAGATTAAGGGGTATTAACTGTGTTGTCATTAAACAACCACCCAGTCAGCTTCGTCTTCATAGTCTCCACGATCTCTTGATATTGCTGTTGATAAATAAAACTCATACTTCTTAACAACTTCATCATATAGCTGTCCACCGTCTTCACCACGTTCTGATATAGCCATAGCCCATGTTCCATAGGTAATGGCTCTCTCAGCGCATGAGAGGGTCAATATGGATGAGTCTGTCGTAAGGTCGTCCTGTGGCGCATAAGTCCAAACATAGATTAAGTCTGCTGAACTAGGGACTGGGTACAACTCAATATTCTTGTCTCCAGCACCATCAAACCCTTTTGGTCGATACCAGCTAGGGGTAGAGTTTTGCTGTGTACCTATTAAGGTTAGTCTATTAAAGAAGTCATCACCCTTTAATCTTATCTCGCAATCTTGTGTCGTGTTCCATACTGATAATACTTGCGTTCTTTCGTTACTTGTGTCCTCAGAGTCTACACCCTCTATAGTGTTAATAGAGAAGATGTTTCCATCAGAGTCTATTACAGTCGTGTCAGTACCAGCAGACACAGCACCACCAACATTGTACGTTGATGTTCCAGCAGTCGTGGTAAATGAAAGCAACCGTCTTAATTGACCCCAGTTCCAAGCATCTTCAACCTCTTCTTTAACGTCATTCAGGAAGTCACCAATGGTATTAGCATAAGGTACGCTTGCTATAGACTGGGTAGCAGTAAGCTCATCTTCACGGAGTTTCCGCAAAACTTGGTTTACTAGCTCTTTCTTAGTTTTTCCTGCCATTTAGAACCTCTTCTTAATTGCTTCCAATAATGCTGATTTAGTAGCTGGTGTACTATAAGGTATCTCGTAGTTATCACAGAATACAACTGCTTTATCAAGATTTAGGTTTACGTCAATTACGTCACCACCTTGCTTAGACAGGACTGATATTGCATGTAGTGCATCAGCCAATATCTCTTTACCGTTATACATGACTTTAGCCATTCCTTCTTCAAGCATGGCTTTCTTTTCTATTTCATTTGCTTTGTCTAATTTAGTGCGGGGCATTTAAGCTTCTCCTGTTATATAATAGTTAAATAAGGTTGTTTATGTGAATTATTTGCGGAAGGATATGTTACCATTCCTCTTCCATACCAAGTATAGATGTTACTACTGCCGTTCCTGTTAATGTTCTAGCGCACAGAGTAATTTCCTCCGTTCCTGGGACTTCCAGAGCAAAGGAGTCAAGAATAGCACTGCCAGTTTGATTGACCCCTACTCCGCCTGTAGCAACCAAACCAGACTCTAGCTTCTGCCCTCCGGTGATTGCCGTTGCCGCAATGTCTACCTCAAGGGCTGTCTCGGTGGTAGGTACATTTGTCACAGCCCCAAAACTAGCATTTGTTAGCGAACCAGATACACGCAACTCCCAAATTAAAGAAACATCAGTTATCAAAGAAACTTCGTGAAACTTCACGGGATAGCTGTTAAAGCCCGACTTACGCCTAAAGGTGATAAGAGGAACGAATGTAGTTCCAATGTTTGCCTGAGCAATTCGGGTCTCCTGTGTACGCCTGAAAGACGGGTTGTATCTGCCATATATGGAATACTGTCGACCTCCTACATAGACAGTATAATCTGTTGTGGTATTGCCGTTGTCAACTTTTACGGTAAGAGGTTGGTTCGGGTTTTGTATGGAGTTTACTGATTCAGGTCTGTATCTGTGTACTAGAATTGGCACTTGCTTACCAGTAATATTGTCCGTCACAACATACCACTCGATCACACCGTAGCCGTACCAAGAAAAAGATATTTGATAAATGTTTCCCTTAGACATATCTAAAGTGGCCCCAGAAGGCCCTGTGCCGTCCATTGGGTCAACATTCCACGATGACTGATACACCTTTGTTTTAGATGCCGCGCGTGTGTAAAAGATATAGTCATTAGTAGCGTCAATGCCAAAACCAAAGCCATCGGTTGAGCCAAAGTAGCCCCACTCAGCGTTAGCTGTTCCGGTATAGGTGTCAGGAACGCGAATACCCAGACCCGCTTGTGATGCAGTCCCCGGATAATACCGACCACTTTCAACAGACTCCAGTTGTGACGTGGATGCTGTTGTAGCACCTGTTGATACGACAATCTCACCACCCGTGGCTGTTACTGCGCCTGTACCAACTACGCTAGTAGTGTCACGCAACGCGGATAAGCCCAGTGCGGGATTAATCTCGATAAGCGAAGTTCTTTCTGTAGTTATTAGTTCACCAAAAAGGTTGCGATTACCTGCGATTTGGTCAACAGTTAAATTCTCATAGCTACCAGCAATGGTTTTGCCCACTAAAACGCTTCTGTTTAATGAAACAGACATAGCTGGAGATATAAATGCCTCAGTGCCTAAGATTTGTGGACTCAATGCTGTCGTTAAAAACTTAGTGTCAAAGTAGAAGTCTGCCTGACCAGCCGCGTCTGCTGTGAATCTATAGCGTACATAAGGCGTAAAGGC